TATACCTGGTTTAAGGATGCACTTTTAGAAAAAAATGGAATTGTAAAAGTTTATTGGGATGACAGTAGTAGTGTTGAACAAGAAACTTATGAGAATTTAAACGATCAAGAATATCAATTATTGCTTGACGATGAAAATGTTACAGTAGTTGAAGAAGAGTCTTTTGTTGATGAGAAGATGAAAGCTGCTATGGACTTATTATTAGTAGAGGCAACTAAGCAAGGTAAGTTAGTTGCAGATGAGCCTACACCTATGCTTCACAACTGCGTTATTAAACGAACATCAAGAGGTGGTAAAGTTAAAATAGAAAATGTTCCACCAGAAGAATTTTTAATACAAAGAACTGCAAAATCTATTGAGTCAGCAAACTTTGTAGCACACAGAGTATCTAAAACTAGATCCGATTTAATTGAAATGGGATTTGATAAAGAGGTAGTAGAAAACCTACCAACTACAAATAACATAATTTTAAACAACGAAAGATTAACAAGATACTCAGATATAGACCAAGCACCATTTGACAATGCACCAGATAATTCGACAGCTGAGATCGAAATTTATGAGTGCTATGTAAGATGTGATATTGATGGCGATGGCGTTGCAGAACTTAGAAAAGTTATTGTTGCCGGTGAAAGTGGTTATGAAATTTTATCCAATGAAAGTTGCGATAATATTCCATTCTGTTCACTAACACCTATTCCAATGCCACATAGATTTTATGGTAGATCAGTTGCAGAGTTAGTAGAAGATGTGCAGCTAGTTAAATCTACAGTAATGCGACAGTTGTTAGACAATATGTATTTAACTAACAACAACAGAGTTGCAATAATGGATGGTATGGTAAATCTAGATGATTTACTTACTTCAAGACCAGGCGGTGTAGTTAGAACTAAACAACCACCATCACAAGTTATGTTGCCAATGCAATCGCAAACTATATCGCAACAAGCTTTCCCATTATTAGAATACTTAGATACTGTAAGGGAAACTAGAACTGGTATTACCAGATATAATCAAGGCTTAGATGCAGATAGTTTAAATAAAACTGCAACTGGCGTAAATGCAATTATGACTCAATCGCAAATGCGTATGGAGTTAATTGCTAGAGTGTTTGCAGAAACTGGTATCAAAGATTTATTTAGACGTATCTTTGAACTAACTTGTAAGTACCAAGACAAAGAAAGAATTGTAGAATTAAATAATCAGTTCATTCCAGTAAAACCTACTGAGTGGAGAAACAGATTTAATATTAGTATTACTGTTGGTTTAGGATCAGGTTCTAAAGAACAACAAATAATGATGCTAAATAATATTTTAGAAAGACAACTCCAGGCGTTCCAATTGCAAGGCAATAGAGAATACCCAATGGTTAGTCTTAAAAATATTTATAATAGTTTAGCAAAAATTATTGAAAATGCTGGCCTGAAAAATGTTGAGAATTACTTTGTAAATCCTGAAATGGGTAAAGGTATGGTTACACCTCCACCTGAGCCACCATTAACACCAATTGAAAAAATTGAGTTTAGAAGAATTGCAAGTGAAGAACAGCGTAAGATTGCTGAACTAGAAATAGAACTGAAAAAAGTTAAATCACAAAACGCAGAAATTCTTTACGAAAATGAAATTAAACTAAAAGAGCTAGAACTTAAATACAATGCTCAATTAGACTCACAACAAATAAAGGCAGACGCTGATTTAAATAAAATGTTAGTTGCTGAAAGCACAAACGATTTTAGAAAAGCAGCAGAGCAATCGCAACAAGTACAAGATCAGATAAGACAATTATATGGACAAGGATCAGGTGGGCAAGCTCCAAAAGGAAGTGAGCCAGGCGAACAAAGCTAAACAGCTTTTTGACAACCCTTTATTACAAGAAAGTTTTGATAAATTAAAAAAACTTTACGCAGATAGTTTATTTAATACTGGTGCAAAGGAAACTGAGGCCAGAGAGAAACTTTGGTTAGCTTACAATGTAGTAGGCAAAGTAGAACAAAATTTATTAGAAATGATTGATACAGGAAAGCTAGCTACAAAACAGTTAGAGGATTATCGTAAATCAATCAAAAATCAAAAATTCTAAACACTCAAGTTTAGGATAAGCCAACCTTGCACAACAGGAGCTTAACTAAAGGAGAACACAATGGCAGACAATTATGCTAATCCGCTTGCGGAAGCTGAAACTGACATAACAAAAGCAACAAAAGCAATAACTGGTTTGTTAGACCCCAAACAAGAGGCAAAACCAGAACAACAACAAACAGAAGAACAACAAAATTCTCCTGAGCCTACACAACAGGAATCTTCTACAGAAGATCAACCTGAGGAACAGGAAAACATGGAAGCTGAATCGCAAGAAGAAGCAACCGAAGAAGTATCTCAAGACGAAGAACAAATTGAGACTCAAGAGAAACAGGATTCCACCGAAGATCAACTTTACAAAGTTAAAGTTGCTGGTCAAGAATACGATGTTACCCTTGATGAGTTGAGAAATGGTTACTCAAGAGATGCTGATTATAGACGAAAGACAGAAGAACTTTCTTATGAAAAGAAACAATTTATGTCTGAGTCTGAAAAGCAAAGGCAAGACTATTCTGCAAAGCTTAATGAAGCTAATCAGATGTTGTCAGTTGCACAACAACAACTCAATCAAGAGATAAATTCTGCTGATTTAGAGAAGTTGTACGAAGAAGATCCAACAGAAGCTGCTAGGATTGAACATAGGCTAAGAAAAAAGCAAGAAAAAATAAATTCTGCTTTAGCTAAAAACCAATCTGAGCAAAAAAGACAGTTTGATAGCTATTTAAAGGATCAACAAACTAAATTGGTATCTAAAATGCCAGAATTTAGTGATCCTGACAAAGCAAGTCAGCTAAAAACTTCTATGAAATCAACTTTGAACGCTTATGGGTTTAACGACACAGAAGTAGCACAAGTTTATGACCATAGAATAGTAATGTTGGTGAACGATGCCATGAAATATCGTAATTTACAAAAAGCAAAACCAAATATTGCTAAAAAAATTACAAAGCCTGGCAAAGTTTTTACTTCTGGAGTGAAACAAAGCAAATCTGAAATTAGTTCTAAAGCTAGAAAAGAAAAGTTGAGCCGACTAAGAAAATCTGGAAGCGTTAAAGACGCTACTAGCATCTTCTTAGATATGATTAACAAAAAATAACTCAACAACAGGAGAACATTATGGCTCAGGTAACAAATACTTACAGTACATATGATGCAGTTGGTGAAAGAGAAGATTTATCAGATATTATCTATTCAATCTCTCCAACTGACACTCCATTCATGTCAGGTATTGCGAAATCAAACGCAAACGCAATTTTTCATGAGTGGCAAACAGATGCTTTAGCTGCGGCTGCATCTAACAACTATCAGATTGAGGGTGACGAAATTTCTTTCGCTGCTCCATCTGCTACTACTAGACTTGGAAACAGAACACAAATTTCAAGAAAATCTGTGATCGTTTCTGGTACTTTAGATTCAGTATCTAAAGCTGGTAGAAACAATGAGTTAGCTTACCAAATCTCTAAAGCTTCTAAAGAGCTAAAAAGAGATATGGAAACATCGCTAACTGCTAACCAAGCACCAGTAACTGGTGACGACTCTACACCTAGAAGATTAGCTGGTTTAGAATCTTGGATTAAAACTAACACATCAAAAGGCGGTGGTTCTGGTGCAGATCCAACAACTTCTGGAACTAACGCTAGAACTGATGGAACTCAAAGAGCTTTCACTGAAGCACAGCTTAAAGACGTAATTAAGCAGTGTTGGGATGAGGGTGGAGATCCATCTATGATCATGCTTGGCTCTTTCAATAAGCAAGTGCTATCTGGTTTTACTGGTGGATCAACTAGATTTGACCCAGCTGAAAACAAAAGATTAGTTGCTGCTGTTGATGTATATGAGTCTGACTTTGGTGCAATGACTGTTGTACCTAACAGATTCAGCAGAAGCAGATCAGCTTATGTGATACAACCTGATATGTGGGGTGTTGCTTTCTTAAGAGATTTCCAACTTATGGATCTTGCTAAGACTGGTGACGCAACTAAACAGGCATTGTTAGCAGAATACACACTTGTTTCTAAAAACGAAAAAGCAAGTGGTGGTGTATTTGATTTAACAACATCATAATCTTAAATTAATGTGGAGGGGAGCAATCCCCTCTACTTATCATTAACATTTTGTTTGGTCTTTGAAGTCAATCAATGGCGGAACGAAGCAAATAAATAGGAATAAATCATGAGAACTTTAAACGATTACTTTTTAACTGCTGAAATAGAAGATATATCAACTGCATCTTCTACTTTTGTTGCAGTACCAGATGGCGGTAGAGTTATTAAAATTATAACTGCTCTACAAGGTGCTATTTCTGGTTCTGATGCAGCTATCACTTTTGAAATTGGTGGAACTGCTATGACTAGCTCAGCAATTACTGTAGCTCAATCTGGTTCAGCTGCTGGTGATGTAGATACATCAGAGCCTACAGCTGCAAACTCAGTTTCAGAAAATGGAACTATTGAAATGATTACAGATGGTGCATCAACTGGAGCACAAAAACTTTTAGTTACATTTGTAGTTAGAAGATAACAGAATTTGGGGGATCTTGCCTAGCCGGTACTTCCCCCAAGTACACAACAAAAATTTTTTAGGAGAAACGACTATGCCAATGGTGGGAAAAAAGAAATTTGCTTATACAAAAAAAGGTAAAGCTGCTGCAAAAAAAGCTGCGAAGAAAATGGGCAAAAAAGTAAAAATGAGAAAATATTAATGAAAGGTAAAATGAAAGGCAAAGCAGTTCTTACTGCTAAGCAAAAAACTTTACCAAAAAAGCTTCAAGCAAAGATTGTCAAATCTAAAATGAAGAAAAGAAAATAAGGAGTAAATAAGATGGCTTTTAATTATGGTTTAAGACCAACAACAGTACAAATGCTAGCATCAAGTGGTACATCAAGTGCCTCAAGTGCTTTTGGTGCATATACTTTATATGTAAGAATATGTGCAGACGCAGATTGTCATATTTTGTTCGGTTCAAGTCCTACAGCTACTTCTAGCAGTATCTTTATACCGGCAGATCAACCAGAAATATTTAAGGTTAATCCAGGTGAAAAAGTTGCAGCTATAGGTTCAGCAAATGTTTCTATTTCTGAATTAAGCTAGTGGCAAAACAAAAATTTGTTCATTTCGTTCCAAGAGATAAGCCTCCTAAATTAGGAAAGCACAAAAAATCTCAATCCAAATCGGAGAAAAGGCAAAAGAAACAAACTAGATATAAAGGTGGTGGCCGATGAGTAAGATTGTTGAAAAAAATGGTTTAGTTACAGAAACTTTTTATGGAACAGAAAAGGGTGTTGTCCAGGAAAGAAAAATTGATCATAAACCAATTTTAGAACACAATAAAAAATTATATAATCAAAATGATGGTTACTCACCTGATAAAGGATTAAAAAGAATAGCTTCTATTCCTACGATCATTTTAGAGATTTGGGCAAAAGAATATAATGGTGATCAAAACAAAGGTAATTGGTTTGCTTTACCAAAAGATGTTCAAACTAAAATTTTAAAAGAAAAATTAAATAGTTCTGATTATAGATATTTTAGAACTGCACCAGGTAATTTTTAATGGCATTAACTAACTACACAACACTTAAAGCATCTATAGCCAACTGGTTAAACAGATCAGATTTAACTGATGAGATAGCAGATGATTTTATAGTTTTAACAGAAGCTGATTTTAACTCCAAGTTAAGAGTTAGAAAAATGATAGCTCAAACCACTATTACAATTGATAGTGAAACTGAGTCTATACCTACAGGCTTTTTACAAGTAAGAGATTTTTACATTTTAAGTGGTAGTACGAAATATCCTTTACGTTACATGACTCCATCACAAATGGATCAAGTAAAAGGTACTTCTGTTACCGGCATACCACAAGCTTATACAATTTTAGGTGATACATTTAGATTTACACCAAAGCCTGATAGTAGTTACTCAGGTTACTTAAATTATTATAAAAAGTTTGATGCACTATCATCAACTAATGCTACAAATTTTATTTTAACAGATCACCCAGCTATATATTTATATGGCTCATTATTTCATGCTGCTAATTTTTTAGGTGGCTACAATCCACAACAAGTTCAAACTTGGCAACAGATGTACGCTACAGCTCTTGAACGACTAGAATTAAATGACAGAGAAGATCAATTTAGTGGATCACCTCTACAAATAAGAAGTGAAGATACAATAGCATCACCATTTAAAGAAAATTATACATCAACAACTAATTCGGCTTAATTATGCAATTACCTTTTGGAGAATGGCTACCTGATCAACCAGATCATCTTAATCCTGGTGCTACAGTAGCAACCAATGTGTACCATGCTCAGACTTCGTATAAGCCTGTAAAAGGTTTAGTTGCTTATAGTGGTGCATCTAATGTAACACAAAATGCTAAAGGTGCTGGTAGTTTTAGAGATAACACAAACACAGTATTTACTTTTGTTGGTACAAAAGACAATATTTACAAATTAACATCTGGTACATTTACAAGTGTTAAAGGTAGTTTGACTATTAGTGGTGGCGATACAGATTTTTTTACATTTACTCAGTTTGGCCAATATGTAATTGCAAGTAATGGAGTTAATCCTCCAATGTATTATTTAATGGGTACATCAACTAATTTTGCAACTTTGCAAAGCTTAGTTACAAGTAGTGGCTCAGGTACAGTACCATCTAAATTTAGAGTAAGTGGTGTTGTTAGGGATTTTTTAGTAACTGGTAACATTGAAAATGCAAAAAACAGAGTTGCTTGGTCAGGTTTGAATGACATATCAACTTGGGAAGCTGGAGTTAAATCTAGTGATACACAAGACTTACCTGGTTCTGGTGGACAGATTGTTGCCATAACTTCTGGTGAGGTTGGTTATGTATTTAGGCAAAATCAAATAATTAGAATGGACTTTGTCGGTGGTAATGTAATTTTTAGATTTTCAGTTATATCACCAAACAGAGGAGCTGTTTATGGACAAACAGTTTGCCAGGACAACAGACAAATATTTTTCTATGCCGAAGATGGTTTTTTTCAAATTAATGGCGACCAGGTTTTACCGATTGGTGCAGAAAAAGTTA